TTTCCTGGATGTGCCCATTGTCCTCTGTCATCTTCTATCACACCACCGTTCTCATACTTAGATAACCATCCACCGTTTTTCATTTTAGGTGTACTACCACCTTCTTTAAATGCTTTTATTTCTCCTTTTCCTGATTTGAATGATTCTGGTATATCAAACTCATACCAAGTATTACCTTTTCCATCAGTTACTATTATAGCATCTTGACCATATAGTTTTTTAATATTTTTAGATTGATCTTTATATTTTTTAAGAATACTTTGTTCCGTTCCACCATAATCACTAAGGTTAAATCCTGAAGACGTTGCCCCACCATCAACACCTGGCATATTAGGAGTATAGTTTTGTATTTTAGCGGCAGTTTCCATTGTTGGAATTCTTACTTTATTTAGGTCTCCTCTTTGAGCTGCATAATTTACAATCTCTTGTAAATATCTTTCTTGGTGATTCTTTTTTAATAATTGTTTTTGAGAAAGGTTTGCTGCTTCTGCTCTTTGCGTTGCATTTATTGATTCTTGACCTTGTACACCTAGTTTGTGTATACCATCAGGAATTAAACTGCCATCTGGATATAACCAACTACTATCTGGTTGTTGAACAGCACTGTTCCAAATTCTTTTCTGATTTTCAAGATGTTTTTCATTTTGTGCAATGTTAAAGTTAGCAGCTTCTTTAGTTTTTGGCATTGTTGCATATCCACCTTGAAACGCATCAGATTGTATTTGTGTTACAGTTAATGTTTGTGGATTGTCTACATCTCTTAAAAAATGTACATGACCTAATGTGTCATCAGGATTACCATGCATACTTGAACCACCTCCAAATTGATTTCTATTACTAATAGTTAAAGCATTATTTTCTAGTATTCCAACATCTGCTAATTTTTTACCATCGTCCCAATATTCACCATAACCAATATGATCTAAACCATAAGGAGCCCTACCGTCTGGATTTATTTTAACCTCTAAAGGAATAAGACTTTCTTGTGTTATTTTTCTAAAGTTATTATAGTCTATCTTTTTAGGAATGTTATCTCCCAATTGTTGTCTTATAAGAGCTACTTTTTCAGCGCCTCCTGATTCTTTGTTTATAATGGCTAAAGCTTGTTCTGTATTTATAAGTCCAGTCTTAGATTCTATTATTTTAGAAATAGCACCATTGTCCATTGTTGATTTTAAATGCAATCCTGGTAGCGGTTTTACTGCCCATGCATTATCAACAACTTTACTAGTTTTTCTAACTGTGTTTGCAACATCAACAACATTATCAGCTGTATTAAAACTATCATATATATCTTTTCCCCACTTTAATATCCTACCCAATTGTGCTTTATCCACTTCACCACCATTCTTTTGATACTCTGGTGGGTAAAGAAGATTGTCAGCTTCACTTTTTGTTATTGGTTTTCCAGCTTGATCATAATAAAGACTTTTTGAATCTATGTTCTCAAGTCGTTTATCGGTAGATAAAAAAGATTCAAACACCTCTTGCTCTTTATTAAATGGATAAATCTTTTTAGAAACATAAGGTTCCATGTTTTTAGGCAATGGGCTACTTGTTGGCCAGATGTTAGGTTGAGTGACAGCATCTCTAAGAGGTGTTGTTTCTAAATTAATACCTGTAGGTATATTTGCATTTTGAGGTATTCCTCTAAAAAGAGTACTAACCTTGTCGCTTGCATAATTATATGCTTTTCTAATGTTTTTACCTCCTGTAAATATTTCACTAAATGGTACTAGATCCATTGCTGTTAAGCCAAGATCTAATCCTGTATCCCAACTAGGATTTTCTTTGAATTTATCATATGCTTCAGGAGTAGCGTAAGCAGCATAAGCTGCACTACCTGCATCTATTGTATTACCTATACTTACAGGGCCTCCAAGAGGTTTATAACTTAACGCTCTTTGAATTGGGTTAAGAAGATATCTACTTGCATATGGTGCAGCAGCTCTACCCAATGTTGCTATACTTGGACCAGCCATCATACCTCCAGCAAGACCCAACATTCCGTACATTAAAGGATTAACAACATCATAAGTATCCTCAGCAAGTCCTCTTTTAGTTTGAGCCTTTCTTCTAACAGCGGTTCCAATTGGACTATAGTCGTTGTGATAAAGATCTTTTTCTTGCTCTGTTAAGGTATCATAATAAATATCTTTCTCATAATCTACACCACTATCTATAACAACCTCATCTAGTTGATTAGGAACATCTGCAAATGTACCCTCTTCATATGCTTTTTTATATTCAGGCGTACCATATTCTACTGTTCCATCTTGAGCTTTAGTAAGGTTAGGAGGAGACATTGCAGAAGAACCAGAGTTACGTGAATACATCATACCTGATGCACCTGGAAGACTTCCTCCCATAGCAAACTTATCTAACCAACCACCATTCTTAAATTGACCATCTGCTTGAGTAGGACCTATCATTTCAGAAGCTGCCCCAGCACCAATAGCCCCAGGAACTATGGCTTTGTATATGTTAGAATTAGTCATGTCAAACATTCCATTATTGTGTCTTAGTGATTTTAAAGGAACTCTTTCAGCGTCAACAGCAAAAACAGTGTTTGCAAGTATATCTGAATATCCCATTTGATCTTTAACATTTTTTATTTTAGCAACTGCTTCTTTGTTGGCTTTATTTTTTACATATGATGCATAGTTATCTGTAGTTAAATATCTCGCAGAAGGATTAAATCCTTGTAGACCATAATCATCTGCAAAACCTTCTTCTGTCCAGTTTAATAAACTCTGCTGATGATCACCAACACGACCATCTAATTTTATACCTTGTTCTATTGTACTATCATAATCTAAAAGTCTCCAACTCTTACCGTTGGCATTACCTGTTACTGTTGGTAAATTATTAGGGAAACCTAATTCATAAACACCATTTACCTGTGGAGGATAAAGACCATTTTCAATTTTTAGCTGTTTATCTACATCAGGGTGAAAATATGTTTTGGGAACTCCATCAGATCCAGCATAAGTTACAGCATTTTCTTTACTGTCTGTTAAAAATGTAGCCCAATCATTTCTATCTCTGTTTACAAAATCATCTATGTGGTGTTTTGCTCCTCTGTATCCTTTTGTAAAACCGTCTGGAAAAGCTTTTTTAAAGTTCTTACTATTCTGTTGTACAAATTGTTCAGGTGTACCATTAAAAGCAGACCCATCAGAATTCTTCATCCAAGTACCATTTTTCTTAGTGGCTTCTTCTATAGCATTATACTCTTTTATTAATGCTTTATTCTCAGGAATTGCTTTATTCCATTTAGCCCAATCTATAGATGATTCAAACTTATCAGCACCTTTATATAAATTCTTAACTGTTTTTAATATCTTACCCCATTGAGCTTTCTCTACCTCAGCACCATTAATTGCTTTCAAAGGCGTAGCACCACTAGCAATAGCTCCAAAGTATTTCTTTTGCTTTGCTGTAAGAGGCTTACCTTTTATGTAACCATCTTGTAGTATCTTTTTAGCTTTTGCTGCTGATAAACCTTTTGCCATTACTTATATGATATTTGTGATGGTGTTACAATAAACTGACTTACAATATGTGTTGTTGATGAGTCATCAAGTATGTGTCTAACCTTTAAATTCTTAGCTCTTAATGTTGCTTTTTTAAATGATCTATTTCCATAATCCATATTAGATTGATTAATCACTTTATCTATAGACAGTGATTCACAAGAGCTATTAAATAATGGTAATTGATCATCTACTTGTAATGCCCAGAATGTGTTATACTGATAGAAGTTATCACTTTTTGAAAATGTAATAGTTTTACTGTCAGTATTTAATATGGGGTATTGCATATATGCTGACAAGTTATTCTCTGGTTTAGGAACAAGCTTTAACAATCCTGTAGATTGTTGACCGTTATATAATACAGCTTTGTTAAACCATTTATTATCTATTTGTATTTTACTATTAGTGTCAAAAGATCCAACATCAGACGGTAAGTATTTATATACCTTACTGTAGTCTTTTACATTCTGTAGTAGTTCATCATTATAGCTATATGAAAATGGATACTCTATAATGTATGGTTCTATTTTTCCATAGTAGTAATTATATATTTGTGGATTTTTTAAATGTGTCCACAAGCAACCTGTAACAATTTGACTATAATTAAGATTGTCATAATCACTAGTAGATATGTCTTCTATTTGTATAACTTTTTCTATAGCACAGTTACCATTAGATTTTAATATAATAAAGTTATCTTCTTTTGCAGTAACAGTAACAGTGATTCCATCTGATAATTCAATTCTAGACACACCGCTTCTCAACACCTTTCTAGTTTCAGAAAGTATATCAAAGGGACCTAAATTTGGTCCAGAGGCTGTTAATTTTATTACTATATTCATATTTAAGGATTAGTTCCGCATGGTCCAATTAATGTTGACCCTATTATTCCTACACTTGCACATACTGTTGTTGTTTGTCCACTACCTACACTTATTGTTTGTTGTTGCCCAAAGCAATCTGTATAGTATATCGCCACTGGTCCAGTAATTTCATACTCATTACAATTTGGTGACAGTGTAGTAGTGGTAGTTGTAGTAGACGTGCTAGTAGTTGTTGTAGTTGTATTTTCAATTCCACAATTTATATATGTTGATGATTGACTCAGTGTTTTAAAATTCACAACTTCCTGAGATGGAAACCCATTACTTGTTATATCAACAAGTCCGTTAACTGGATCAAATATATATAATGTGCTATCAATTAAAACTTTAATTATACACTGACATTCCATTAACATAACACGACCACTAAGTTGTCCAAGGCTTACATCTAATTCAACATTACCAGTAGAGTAATCAAATTGTGTAATGTAATAGTCTAGTCCGTCTTTAGATATTAAAACTAACTTATTTTCTGTAGTATATAATAAATTACTTTCAATAACTCTATTTGGTTGTATTTCAAAAGGTGCATATACTACAGCTGTATTTGCTGTAACATCTATTTCTAGAATCTTCTGTGGAGTTACATCAATATCTACACCTAATAATAATGTATCACTTAGTGCAATATTACCTGCAACGCTTGGAGTTTCTCCGTATGTAATATCTCTACTAAAGGTTGCTGTAAATGGAGAAAGTGTAATATCCCATTCCTTTATGTCTGTATCTATAGTCCATAGTTTAGTTGATGTAAAGGCAACTCCTGTTGTTGCTGAATATACAAATCCTGGAACATCTATATAACCATTGACTTGTGTACTATCATAAATATTGTTATTTCCATCTGATGTACTTACGTATAGTCCTTCAGGAGTTACTGAAATAAATCCACAACATTCATCTAATACTGGTTGAGGAAGTGTAGTAGTAGTAGTAGTTAAACAATAATCACAATTTTCTATTTTTTGAATTTTGGAATTAGAACCTACATAAAATACACTATTGGTTAACTCAAAATTAGAGTACCAACCTTCTGAAAGACTTTCACAATATGGAACTAAAGAATTCCAAACATATACTGGTTCACCTATAACAAAATTCTCATAAGAAACTTTTATTGTAATTGGTAATATATTTGGAGATATTAAATTCATCCCTACACAAGCGTCTTCTAGCGAACCTGTAGTAATTGTTGGAGTTCCTCCTACTACTTGATATCCTTCTAAAAAGAAACCAGGATTTATTGCATTCTTTGATGGAGTATAACATGGAGTAGTTATCGTAGGAGGTACTGTTATTACACCTGTACCATCTAAATCACAAAAAGTTTTTATAAATCCTCCACCAAATAGCTCAATATTTAATGTAGTGGTTGTTGTAGTTTGAGGTGGAAACAATGGACCCCTTGCAGTTGTAGTAGTAGTAGTAATTAATTCAGGGGGTAAAAGTCTACCAGCAACAGCTTTTAAATTAGGAACATCAAAGCTTGTACAGCATCCGTTTATACCAGAGTAGTAAAAATTATTTTCTCCAATATAAAAATTTGGTAAATAAGAATGAAATGATATCCAACTTCTTGTATTGAAGTCAAACGAGATTGTCCAAGATCTATTACAGAAGTACTCTTCGTCCTCAAGATATATAATAGTTCTTGGTGGATCACTAGGTACCTCTTCTAATGTTGTAGTAGTGGTAGTTATCTGTAATGTAGTTGTTGTAGTAGTAGTTGGCTTAATAGGAAAAGTAGTACTAGTTGTAGTAGTAGCATTAGTCGTAGTGGTAGTAGTAGTTGCTCCACACGGTGCTACAGGAAATAAGCGTACATTAGTAGACACTATAGCTTGACTGCAAGGTATTGCAACTCCTGAACACATAGGGGAACCGCATTCAAATGTAAAATTTAATGTTACATCATCATCACAAGGGACATATTGCACTTCTAAAGTTCCACTGAATTGATCACTTACATGTGCAATACAAGTTGATTTTAAATTTGCATTTGGGTCTGCTTGTCTAAAAAGAGGTGCCACTGTTCCTTCAATGTAAAACTCACCTGTCTCCTCATCATATTTAATATCATCACTAAGAGGCGTATAGTCAAGTTTAGTAATAATTATTCTTTCAAATTTACTATCATACACTCCATGTAAACCTATACCATTGAAATGATTGTCTGTAGGCACATTTGGAAAATGTTGTAATATTTCAAATGGTAAATTATCAGCCATGAATCTATTAACACCAGAACCAAATGCTGTAAGATCTAATACTTTAGCACCTTGTACTAAGAACACTTGTCCTCTCTTAGCATCAACAGTTACTTGTCCTTGAGGTATCTTTAATAAAAACTTATTTTGAGATCCTACATATCCTAAGTCTGTTTCAGCAAAGTCTATTGGTGGTGAACTATCAAAAAGTCTAGGGTTACCAATATATGCCGCTTGTGGATTACTAGTATCAATCGTTAGTAGATTGTTATACAATAATGACTTGTTCTCAAAACGTGCAAGAATTGCTTTATTTTGAATACCATCTAAAGATGTAAGATTCCCATAGTTCTGTGGAAAGTCATGAAGCGATAACGCTCTATAAACCAGCCAGTTATTAACTCTAGAGTCAGCACTTGTTGCAGCTGCATCAGAGTAAATTGCTCTAAACGGATACACTGTGTAACATAAATCATCTTCCCAATCAGGAGGAAGGTGTGTAAATACATTCTCTTTATTTTGTTTAGAGAATGTTACATTGTAATAATATGTATTATCTTGAGCAATAGGAACATTTGTTTCTTGTACCCAATCGTCAGGAATTCCAGAACTTATGTGAGGCCAAAAGTCTCCTTCTTTATTATTAAACGCTTGACGTAAGTCTGTATTATATGTACTCTCACAGTAGAAGTTTGGAATACCGTATGCAAATAAATACATATACCCATCATAAAATGTTCTATATGCTCCTCCACCTACAGGAACAGAGGAAGGATCATTAGGACAATCAAAGTTGTGAGCTTTATATGAAATAAGATTTCTTACTGGTGTTGTGCTATCGTTAAGAGTAAGATCATAATCCTCTAATATAGATCTTGAAGAATGCCAGTATCTTGGATATCCGATATTGCCAATCTCGTCATAGAATATATCACTATCATCAGGAGCACCCACTCTGTTATCTATAAAGAATGGTAGTTTTGTTTTAAACGCAAATCTAGAAATAAACGTATCTCCACCAAACATTGTAGAAGTTCCTTGTTTTTCAATAAGGGGTTGATAACCTGTATCAACTGTTGTATAAGAATACATCTGCCCATATTGATTAGGGAAAATATTCTTCATAGATGCGTAATATGATACTACTTCAATATCTTTTTCTTGTCCAGGAGTAGCACATGCACCTTTTGAACCAATTGTATATCTAGATTTATCTTCAATGATTGAATCTGCTCCATTTAATAAACTAGGAGTTTTACTTGGAAAAAGAATAGGATCAACTAATGTATTTTCATCATACTCTCTACTCTCTATAGTTTTTATAAATACAGATGTTTCTCTATTCCAGTTATTTATAGGATCTTCATCTGTACCAAGAGATTGAACACCAGGTATTAAATATCTAGTAAGATCTATATCTCTTTGTTTAATTCCTCCACCTGTATTATTATCTATGTTATAAGAATAATCATAGTTAGCTCTAGAATTATATGACATTGCATAATTCTTTCTTGTAATACCATTTACATAGATAGTTAAATATGCTTGATATGCTGTAAACATCACACCCAAACTTTGTGGGGTGCTTAGTTGAGCCATAGTTCTTGAACTATCCAACGCATCTTGTTGGGCCTCTTTAGAAAGAAGCTTGTAGTTAGCATTATCTTTAACTTGCACCCAGTGAGCTTTACCTGCACCAAACATTACACTCTCAAGTTTTAACACGCCTCCCAAGAATGGTTGACCAAAAGATGTTTCTGGTGAATTAAATACTTGTCTGTATGAAATCTCTTCTTGTTCTTCAATTGAAGGTTGAGGTTTTTCCTCTTTACAACCTAAAGAGGATCTTCTACTTTTTGTTCTTCTATTTCTCCAACTACCAGTGCTTTGTTGATTCCCTTCATAATCATAACCTATTTTAACCCCTGGAGGATCTTCTACTTCTCCAGGACCAAACACTTGCTCTTCCATTAATGTTTTTCTTGGTCTACAACAATCTACCCAACCAAGAGGTGTCCATACTCTCCCACAATATATATTATTGACTATACCCCCTACTTTAGTAATTACTGTAACCTTTTCACTACCTTGAATATTTGCAAATCCATCGTCATTCATAAACCTAGTCCTGGAAACTTCAGAAACATAAGGTGTATCATTCCAGTCAGTAAATGGATCTTTCCATTCTATTTCATGCCCACAAGAAGTAAGTTTATTATCAGTAAAACATCTCCACACATCATAATTACCAGGACCAATTACCATCTTACCTAAAAGTGGAACAGGTCTTGTCAATGAGCAAATTTCAACAACTTCATCTAATTGTATTTCTGCTTGTGTCACCTTACCATTTAAAGCACTAGTGTATTCAAATACACCTGAAGTTCCATTTACTTCAACTTGAATATCATTAATAATGCTTGAAAGCGAACTCAGATCATTTTCTTCTGAAGGTAGATATATTAACCATGCTTCAGAGTCAGCTGACCAGGCATTATTGTTAGCTAGCACATATGGATCTGTACCTAAATCATTATATGGATAGTTAGGGTAGAAATAATCTTGTTCATCTCTAGTATACTTATTTACATTTCTAAGTATACCTTTTGCAATAACAGACTTATTAGTTCCTCTATCAGCTCTTACAATCTTATAAGAAACAATATCATCTTTCTGATCTTGTGTTAAGTCAGACCCTTGTATTAAGGAATTTATTTGGGTATTGTCTATTCTAACTCCAATAGGAAATATTGCATCATCCTGCATTGCAGGTACAATTTTATTATTGTCATAAACAATCTCTCCATTTTCAATGATAGGACTTATTAATACATCTGGAAATTTATGATGTCTAATTGGTTGCCCAGCTAAGTCTCCCCACACATCTTCTTCACAAGGATATTCTTCTGTTGACTCCCAGTATGAAAATTCACCATATTCCCAAGGCCCTTTATAGTTAGGCTCAGACGAATACCCTTCTGATATCCCTGTAAGAGATCCTGTATTGTAAATTTTCCAATAAGGTTTATACCCTGTTGTTCCTGTAAAGTAATCAGGCTCTCCAATAAAATCATTGTTAGTATCAGGAACATCTGGAAAGTTTTCATTACCCCCTATTTCTCTTCCTGGAATATGAAAACCATCTGTCTGTTTACCGTTCTTTAATAAGAATACTACTTCAAAAGCATACACTTCATCACGCATGTATCCACGTAAATCTACAGCATTTATTTCATCTGCATAATTTTCATCTGCAGGGATTCTATGTGTTTCCCAATTAAGAGTTATTTGACTTGCAATAGATTGATAATTAATTCTATCAATAGATGTAAGGTTATCCCACACAAGAACATCTTGTACAGCTGTAACATCTTGAGCTATATCGTAATATGGAAACTTTTCAAAGATGTCTATCATTGAAAGTCTTAGAGCTGTTTCATCTCCACCTGTGTAAGTTATTTCTCTTGAAGACTCTTCAATACTATATGTCCCTACAAGCTCTACAGAAGATATATTATTAATTGTTTTTATTACAGCTAAGTTATAATACTCAAACTGTCCTGATAAATCTAAATTAGATACACCTACAACAATAGACTTACCTACTTGATAATCAAAGTTTACAGTTGTTTTAAACTCGTCAGAGATAGGAAGTGGATTTGTTACAGAGTAATATGAAGTAAGTTCATTACCGATTGCATCTGAATACTGTACTGCAAACTGATATGTCCCTGCTGTTAAATTACCTATGTTTCTAACTTGAGTTATCATTAGTTGAGGTATTCTAAAGTTAGGCTGAATCTTAAGTTGATTACAGTCTAAAACCTCAGTCTCTACAGCATTGCAAAGACTATCTGAAACAAGTTCAATTTTATAAGGTATGTTTTCTATATCTAAATACCTTCTAGGGTTAATCCCATCTGTCCAATAAAGTTCTGTTGTACAATTTGTTATCCTGTGTACAATCTTAGGAATAGGATTTTTTATATTAAAGTTTAAACAAGGAGCATTTACAAGGGATTGGTATTGACAATTGTTATTGTCCATAAATCCAATCTCACTATCTCCTGTAGATGGATTAACTAAAAAGAATATATTCTTACGTTTCTCAGGAATAAAATGAGAACCTATAAGTTTATAACCTGTAGGAAAATCAAGACATAACTCATTACCTGGCTCATTCTGATAATTAACAGAACTAGAGTCAAAGTTTTCAACTGCAGCATTTAACGCATATGTTAATCTTCCAGGACCAACTTGAGAAATTGAACTATCTAAGTTTAATCCTGCTCGTGCTGCTGCTGGGTTTAAGCGAATATTACCAAGCTTCTTTTTACTTTCAGAATCTTTTTTTGATTGCTGTTTAGCCATAATTGTTAGTTATTACGTCTTCTTCTACTACCGTATCTATTTGTACGAGTTGGAAGCTCATACATATTAAATCTATTAAGATCTTTTTTAATTCTTCTTTGCTTTTCCCAAGGTGTTTGTTTCTTAACTTCAGTTTCTGCTTCAATGTATTTCTCATTATATTCTTGTTTATAATAAGCTAACTTTTGTTGCAGTTGATTAAACGTCTCATCATTTGTTTGATTAGTTAATGTTTCAAATACTTTAAACTTAAGAAATGCTTCAATGTATTCAACCACACGATAGTTATCAGGAACTAATTGATTTCCTGTATCATCATATTCTGTAGAATAAAAAAGTAAATGTATTACAGCGTTTCTAAAGTTTGTTACAAATTTATTATCTCTAATATCAAAAGAATCATAAGTAGAAGATCCAGGAGTGAACTGACGAACTGGTGGGGCAAAATTATTCCAATCATTTCTATAAGAAACATCACATTGTTTTCTAGTAGATATATTACCTGGTTTAAGTAGATAATCATATCTATAAGATCTAGCTATTTCATTGTTTGTTTTATATACAGCTTGAACTAATGTAGGCATACATGTACCATCACAACTTGGATGTTGACACTCAGAGTTATTACAAGGTGTACCCCCTATAGTTAATGGTGAGATTTGAATAGTTGTTGCATTTGCTGCTTGTGAATAAAATGATGTAGCAGAAGGATAAGGATTACCAGGCACCTCAGCACACATCCAAGCTTCTCTAACAGCATGAAAGTTATCTGGTAACCTTGCTTGAAAGTCCTCAACAAATAAAACTTCTTCGCTAATGACATAAGTAGTTCTACCTAACTTCTTTAAACATTTGTCTAAGTAAGTAGGAAAGAGTAAATCATCTACAGCTCCTGTGTCAAAGTAACTTTTAAGTTCTTCTTTTACAGTAGCATAGATAGGCTCTGGTGAAATAAAATTGTATTTATAATAGTATGACATAGCTTATTTTTTCCATTCATTATATATGTGTTGGTATTTATCGTCAGTTTTTATGTAGTGTGACAATAGCCTTGATGTAAGTCTAGAGGGTTTAAAATACCATAATTCAGAATTTCTAAACCTAGCACTATCTTTAAACCACATCCATCCAAAAAAGTATCCTTCTGTGTGATAGTTAAAGTTGTATATAACCTTTCCTTTTTCTTTAGTCTTTTGCCAATCTATAGGAAGGTTGATAAACTCTTTACCGTCTTTATCTTTTACTCTTCTTCTCTTCTTTTTATTTATAGAGAATTCTCCAATACTTCCAACAATCTTTACTTTTTCACCTGTCTCTAATATATAGTGTTTAAACGCATCGTTATATTGATACACTATATTTCTCCATTCATCAAAAGATAAATTCACCAAGGGGTGTTTCTTACAGAAATTATTGTAGTTATCTTTACTTGCACTTCTCCAATCAACAGAGACTCTAGCCATTTGTTATTAGTTTGTAGGCTGTGCGTTAGATGCTTGTCCGTCTATACCTTCATTACTCATATCTGTTTTGATTTGGAAATAAGTAGATAATAGTTTTGTAGAGGTCATTGCAAGGGCTTGTTGTTCTAAGTACCCAGGTATAGCATATTCTTTATCTAGTGGATTTTTACATAAATCCTCTAAAGAATAATCTGTACCACATTCACAATCTGGATACATTATCTCATTAGGTACATCTTCTTCAAACAACGCTACCAACCTTATTGATTTTAATAAAGGATTACTTACATATAAGTATCCATTAGATATCCAAAAATAGCTTTCCTTTTTAATTATTCTAAGCTTTAATGTATTTAGATATCTATTTACTGTTATTTCTTTTAACTTTTTACCTTTGCCTCCCATAGCATTTATGGAATACACACCTTGAATTACATATTGATAATTACCTTCTGATATTCTTGGTAACTTAAATTTAGTTCTTGCTACAGTGCAAGGGTCAGCATACTCACAACATTCTGAAATAGGAACTTCTACCATCTCTAAACAAGGAATGGTGGTGAATAATGTATCACTAGCCCACAATCTTCTTAAATTAGTTTCTCTTTTAATTAATACTAATGCATTATTTTTAACTTCAGAAGCAATAGCCCTGTCAGTAATCAATGCGTCAGTTGATAATATCTTATGCGTAGAACGCACATCTGAAACTAATTTTCTTAATGTTGCCATAATTATATTCTTTCTTCAAATTCAGCCACCTTGCCTACTTTAAAGTCATAGACTAAAGCTAGGGCAGCTCGTACACTATGTACAAAGTTGTTATCTTTATGCCATCTATCTGTACCAGATAAACTAGGCATTTGTTGTATTCTAACCCCCTTTATTTCTTTAGCCATATAGTGATGTTTATCACCAGTGTGAACTTCTCTATATGTAGAATCTCCAAACCATTTACTATACTTTGGGTGTGTTGCAAATAACAAAGGCAGTGCCTCTATTTTACAATTACCATGATGGAAACCAATGAACGTATTACCTATTACAGTTGCTTTTACTAAGCCTTCTTCTCTATCAAAAAATACATCTGGCTCATCTTGAAAGTATACATCTAGCGCATGTGCTAAATAAAATGATTTAGTTCTATCATGATTACCTTGAACCAATATCACTTGAACATCCAAAGAGTTTGACTTTAACATCTTAATGGTGTCTACAAGAATGGAAAATCCTAATTCATACTCAGTAGCATAATCTAATATGACATCTTGAGGTGTTCCATTTGTTGTTTGATTTTGATAATTATCTGTATGAAAGAAATCATTTGATATAGGAAATACCACTCTATTTATATCATATACTGATTTAACTTTGTCTATTAGTTTTTGAGCTACGTTAATAAACCTAAGAGCTCTAGTTCCAGGATCATTATCCCCATCTACATATCGCTTTGCTAAATGAAAATCTGAAAGAGATAACTCAATATCTACAAGATCTTTGTGATCATTTCTTTCTGGTGCAGGGGTTGGAATGTAGTTTGACTTATAGTTTTCTAAAAACTGTTTAAAGTCTTCTGGTGTATAATCTTTAGGTTGTTTTCTTTTAGAAAATACCGAAGATGTAAACTTTCCACTAGGGAGTAGTTTAGACCAGTAGTTAGTAATTATATATTTAGATAGATCTATCTTATGTAATGCAGCTAAATCTATTTCGCTTTTTGGTTCAAAGTCTAAAGTAACAGTACTTTCTATTGTACCCTTTTCTTTGTTTACCTTCTTTACAAATTCTAATTCTTCAAACTTACTTGACTCTTTTGTAAATTCTTCTAAAGGATCTTTACTTTCCTTTTTAATATCTTTTAGCAAATCATTAACTTCATCTTCTGTAATTTGCAACTTCTCAGCGTAAAACTTTTTACTCTTCTTCCAAGCTAACATTGACTTTAACTGGACGAGTAAATCTTCAGAGTAGGACATAGTATGTGGTTTTAGTTAAATGTGGTAAATATATAAAATTTATTTTGGATATCACAAATAAATTTACTAAACCAGGTTATTATTTATAATCAGATTAGTTATAAATAAAAACTCCTAGAGCTACTAATAACCCTAGGAGAAGCCTTGTAAAACCAACAAAACAAGACTTTTTATATATTAATATCAATATCTAAATATATACCTTTATCGATTGCCATAATCCTAATAATTGTTGACAGGTTAGGTACTTGATCTGTTACATATCCGTCAGGGTTGATCTTTCCTAATAATTCATCTCTCGTTACATTTGTTGCAAATGGAGCTGTGAAGTTATTTATGTCTGAGTAGATGTTAAACAAGTGAAGGTCTGTACCTATTGTATTTATTTTTATTAAGCCTGTCATATCAAATTATGAAAACGTGATTGATACATTCTCAAAGTTTGTACACGTTCCAGTGTTCTGAATTCTGAGTATTGTTGTAGCTGGATTACACCCAACGTCAACACCAGCTGCTGCCTGTAGGGATGATATTGATACACCAGTGGCTATAGGGGTTGAGAAGAAATCACTGCTTTGATATATATCACAAGGTCCTGAGCTGGCTCCAACTAGTCCTGTTATTTTTATGTTTGCTGTAAATGCCATATTATTATTTTTTTAAGATTTATAGATTAACAGATACTTATTGGTCCACCAACTTGACCACCAGTTCCAACTGTAAACGCATAGTCAACTCCTGGTTGTGGGGTACTGTTAAAAATGTGCCATCCTCCATTTCCTGCAAAAAGAGTAGTGCCTTGAATATTTGTGTAAATTAAAGAGCTAGTAGTTGGTGAACCAGAGCTATTAACATTAGTTACCCAAACATCAAGAGTTGTACTTTGGGTACATGCAGCTGTAGAACTAGATTGTGGGCTAAAACTCATCAACCCCTGATACAAAGACACTGCAGTAGTAGTAGTAGTAGTTGATGATGCAGGCCCAGTTATTGTTATAGTACCTAAATCACAATTTGCTACAGCACTGGTTGTAGTAGTAGTGGTAGTAGGTGCTACTGTGGTAGTAGTGGTTGTCGGTGCAACAGTAGTTGTTGTAGTAGTAGTAGGAGCTACAGTGGTTGTTGTTGTAGTAGGTGCAACAGTAGTTGTAGTTGTTGTAGGTGCATCAATGTCTCCTATTACATCAACATACTGTGTACCAATTGTTTTAGTAAAATTAAAGCTAGAAACAAGTGAACCACTTGCAGTTTGTACATCATTCAATACAACAACACTGTCTAAAGTTGCTTTATTTATAAATGCATTAGTTCCTGCTCTGCTATTTGTTACATTTATTACTACATTAGCTCCATTTTGAATTAGAACATCGCCTCCAAGAGGGTTAGCTGCACCAGTAATTGAACCTGTAGCTACTACTACACTATTTGCAAGTATTTCTATACTGACAGTATCTATTGCTAGTGGTGTGGTTGTCAAAAGATCCCATGTTAACTTATGAAGATTTTCTGTTGTAGTGGTTGTTGTAGTTGGTGCCACTGTAGTTGTGGTGGTTGTTGTCGGTGCTACTGTAGTTGTAGTGGTAGTGGTAGGAGCAACAGTTGTTGTTGTAGTTGTCGTGGGTGCTACAGTTGTAGTAGTAGTTGTTGTTGGAGCTACCGTTGTTGTTGTTGTTGTGGTAGGTGCAACAGTTGTCGTACTAGTAGTTGTCGGACAATTAGTTGGCAAGTCAATACAATTCTCACATGTACCAGTAGAGCAAACTCGTATAATGGTTGCTCCCATAGGAAGTGTAACTGTATATCCAGCTACTAAATCAGCAGCTGAAACTTGTGTTTCAAATGGAGATGCGAATCCATCTGCATTTGAAAATAAATCAAATGGTCCAGCAGCGCCTCCAGGGGGAATGGTTAAGGTTATTTGTATTAACATGTCTTAAGGAATTAAAGTTGTTGTTGTTGTTGTGCTTTCTAACACTATATCTATATAATTAACACATTTACCTGTACTTTGCACTCTTACAGTGCTAGTGTAGTCTGGAACTAATGTAGAACTATAGCCAGCTAATAAGCTAGCTTTAGGTACACTTGTTTCAAAAGCAGTGCTAAATCCATCAATGTTTGAATATAAATCAAACACTGTAGAATCAGCACCTGCGATAGTTAATGTTAAAAGTACAGTCATAATTATGAACAGCAGTTATTATTAATGGTTGTTATTTGATTGTTTATATCAATTATTTGTGCTTTCATTGCAGCAATTTCTTGAGTATTTTTAACTTGTTGAACTTGTAACGAACAAAGAAGTTGATCAATTTTAGACAGTGCAACATTTAATGTGTCACATGCTTCTATATTTGTACATGGAGTTGTAGGTCCATCATACACAACTGTGCTTGATAAAGGACCTTTTGTTCCACAAGAGTTTGAGGAGCAGTTGCAAGTCGAAGTACATCCACAAGGACTATTTAGAACTACATCAGTGCAGCAAGGGTTTACAGGTAAGTATGCCATTTTGTTTTTATTTTAAGGTATGTAAATTATATAATATACTCCAAGTCCAGGTTGATAATTTATATGAGGCTGTCCTCCACCAGTTGAATTAATACTAATGTTTGTTGCAGAAGATGCTGTAGTATTGTTAGGTGAAGCAGTACTCTGAATCTGTAAAGTATCATCATTTGGTGCTCCTCCCCCAGCAGCTTGTATATAATCCCCAACTACTGTTCCATTTCTTGCTGGAAATGTATGAGTGTGTTCAGGATCAGTAACACTGTGAGAGTGAGCTGGAAGTTCTCCAGTAACTAACGCAACAGTATTTAAGCCATTAGTACTTCCTATTGAGTAAGTTGGATTAGTTGATGATGGTTCAACTACTGGTGACATTGCTGGACCTAACATACTTCCGTCATTAGTTCCAATTAATGCTCTACCTCTTAAATCAGGAGTTCCATTGTTACCATTACATAAAAATATTCTAACCCAATCTCCTACACCTGCTCCACTAGCATCAAAATTATTAAGAAATGCTGAGCCACCAGAACCAGCTACAATTGAAAAAGGAACCATCCTATTAGCAATAAGCTGTTGACTTGGATCATTTTGTATATAGTTTTCAATATACGTATTAATCTCTGATATTTTAACATACGTATTATCTACAAAGGTAATAAAATTTGTTAGATCTTCCGCTAGTAAACAAACTTTATCTATAACAGCTTGTAAAACTGCTTCTGTTGATGTTGGATCAGGGGTTGAGATAGTACCAGCGATGCAATTTAGATCATATGTTACACCAGAACCACCACCTTGTCCTCCACTATTAGTAATTTGTTCTTCGAGGCTACATAAAAACTTTACTATTCCTGTTAAGTAGTTATTTAATGAAAGAGGATTACAATCATCTAGTTCTGCTTGTAGACTTGGACATATGTCCGTTGGTGGAACTACAGGAAATATTCCTGTTCCATCAAGAGTTGAAGTTAGAAAACCTATTATTGACTGCTCTACATATGATAGAGAGTCTCCATTCTGTATTCCTAGGACAGGAACATCTACTCCTGTATATTTAACGCATTTGTCTGATGTTATTTCAGTACATCCGTTATAGCAATTTGAACAATTATTTGACATGGTATTTATATTTTAACAAGGGTTATCTAATGTGTCTGTTAGACCAACTTGCCAGTAAGTTGCTCCTCCACATTCTTTATTTATTTGATCACTTCCTCCAATTTCTGTTACGTATTCTATTGAACTTTCGTTCACAACAGTTAGTAAATCATTGGCACTAAGGTTGGTAATTCCTAATTGACTAGCTACTTCATCTATTCTGCAAGCCCAGCCAACTTGGTATGAATTAGCTCCACCATCACATCCAGAACTACCTCCAGCAAAAACTAATCCAATCACTTTTATAGTTCCTCCTATATTAGCAATTAAACCTGATCCTGAATCTCCACCTCTTACTGGATTACAACAAAAACCTTCAGTTGGAGACTGTGATGTAGGATTTTCTAAGAGAGGTTTAAAGTATCCTATAATATCTTCCATTTCAATTAATGTACAACCTCCAGGATTTGATTGTGAACATGATCCATTTTGATTTGAATAATTAATATTAAAACTCCCAGTTGTTGTAAAAATTCTCATAGGACAACTGCTTCCACCTTTAGGACCTGTTGTTCTCCCTGAGCTATATAATTCTGGATTGCTTGTTAATGCATTATCTATTTCTGCAGTTGTAGCAAAAGGAAGATTATTTGTAATAATTGAATCTAATCCAACTTGTTTAAAACTTTCATTAAGATCTATAACATTTTCGGTTAATGAAAATAATGCAGCATCTACGTTATTTGTTATTCCTGAAGTTTTTGGATGAATGGGAACATACCTTACTCCTCTTCCAATTATATTTGCTGAAGTAAAATACTCTGACCAACTACCTCCAGCAACAGTTCCTTCAGTTCCTTGGTATACATTGTTTGTTGGATCATAGTCGTTTTGTATGTTATAAGTTAGGTCTCTGGAGTTTGTGTAAAATGCATTTGCAATAGTAACATGATTATTACTAAGACCTAGGATTGCGCCTGAGGAAACATCTTTTACAACTAAACCAAATGTACCAACACTACTTGATGTATTGTTTGTACTTATAGATAAACCACCTCTAATAGGTCTTGTATATGATCTATTAGGTATTGATGCGTCTCCTGCATTTTCACCACAACCATCGTTGCAAGTAAGTACCTCTGGTTGAGTAATTTCTACAACATCCGTTTTAATGGTCTGACTTCCAACTTTTACTTCATTTGGTATCATTTCTTCAGCTGATAGTTCTGATAAAGGTTTTTTCTTTTCAACACCACATATAATACCTAGTTCTCCTGTATTGACTCCATTAGATACTTTATATCCATACCACACAGAAGTGAGTCCTAGATTTGATCTACGAACCTCTCTTAATTTATCTTTTATTTTTTGTGTTACTTTCATAATTTATTTACGCTGGTGTTATAGGGTCAAACTTTATCCATATTGTATTTGGAGAACCTGGAGGTAATGTTGTTACACTAGTGGTAGTTGTTGTAGTTTCATTTGTTGGAATGAAAGATAAGTTTGAACTACATTCACCTGAATTAGAAAAAGCTCTAAGATATGAATTATTAGATACTCCTTCACCAAAAAATGCTGTATTGTCATTTATTACCGTAGCATTATAAGGAAAAGTTGTATCTATTTCATATAACTTAATACCACTTACAAGTAAATACATTTTATCTTCAAAAACAAATGATGTATTAGTAAAGTTGTTTATAAGGTATCCATCTGGAGATGTACCAATTACTTGTAAAGATGATGTATCTATTTCCAACTCTGTAGCTCCACTAGGATATTCTATTTGAGCTAAGTAATACTGATCACCAAAATCTTCTGTATCTTGATATGTGTATATTATTTTATTATTTGAAAACAATGCACCTGTCCAGTAATAGGTTTTCTGATTTAAAGGAAACAAGAACGTTATTGTAGTTGTACCATCTATATTTATAACTAGTTTATATATTTTACCACTGTAATTAACGTTTGACGGATTATACGAATTTAGTAAAAGAGTGTTATCATCTATCGCACAAAGATTTGTTGCAACCCAAGCTTCACCAGCAGGAGGAGTAGGTGTTACTACCTCATCAATATACGTTAAACCTTGTGATATATCGTATCTTTTTATACTAATAATATTAGTTGCAGTGTCTATAGACGTATAAAACAAAGTGTTCTCTGAGCTAAAATTACTTCTCTTATAATCGCTTACAAACCCAAACCCATTTGAAAGAGATTGTGGTAAGTATGTATTATTTATTGGGTTATATATAAATACTGTATCAATTCCAGCTGATCCTCTAGAAGGGAATGCCCATGTACAGTTTTTTTCAACTTCTAAACAACCTAGTAATAATGGTCCTCCTGTTGGAGCATCTCCAGACATAGTTAGAACTGTATAGTTTTCATCAGAAGATATAATAAATTCTCCATCACCTTCAGTATAAAGATCTGGTACACCTCCACCTATTTTATTTCCTTGCACCTGAACATTACAACCAGTGCTTATAGATATAGTAGGTATCCCTGTATTTGTATTAAACTCATAAACATCTCCACCACTGAAGTCAGGTTGAGTATTAAGTACACCAGCTCTAATAGGAATATTGTTAACAGGTTGTGGGAATGTTAAAGTGATACTAAAATCATCACCTTGAACTCTAGATATTACGTTTGGTACGTTAGTAGGATTAGATATTCCACTACAGCCACCTTGAGCTACACCACCAGCAGCAGTTCCTGAGCCTAGAGATTCAAGGTTTCCTTGAGCGCTAGCTATAACTTGCATTCCTGCATATGTAAATGTAGCAGGTCCTGTATATGCAACCTCACCACCAACAATTTCAGTTAGCGCAGGTATCCATGCAGCTCCTTCACAATCTTCATATTTAATGTCAACATTTGCACAACCAGTTGATGTGTGTATCCAAACTGTATCATCAGCAACTGTATCTACAAGTGTTGCAGAATATGGTGATGTTTGAGCTATGTTATAAACCTCAAGAGTTTCTGGTTGAATTACTTGTAGTAATCCATCTACACCCCAAACAGGCATAGCTTTACTTTGGTAAGTCCAACTGTCAGTAAAGTCAGGAACACCTGCGTCTTGTAAATTAATTAAAGGTACATTTTGCTGCTCTAGTGGCCAGTTGCTAAGTGTGAGACCGTTAAGTTGCTTAATGCGATTACTTCTATATAGGAAACCAACTTCTGGAAAGAATTCATCTGAATAAACCCTACAAGAAACAATAACGTTATCATCATTAGTAATAAACATTCCTGTAAGTTCTTTTTCTGAACCTCCAGTACTTCCAAAAATATTTAGAGATGCTTGGTCTAAACTATTACCCTGATTTAATGTAATGTTACCAGCTTGAGATATATCCCAAGAGTAAGCGCTAAAGTTAGAACCTCTTTCACCAAATCCTACAATTATTGTTTGATTATCAGAAGTTACAGCTATTGTAG